TTCTGTGTATATTTTACCGTTGATGATCTAAACCATCTACATCGTGGTGGTAGAATCTCTAAGACAACAGCCATCATCGGTTCTATGATAAATATTAAGCCCATCCTTTATCTGAATCCAGAGGGTCAGTTAGTTGCAAAGTCTACAGCCAGAGGTCGAAAGAAATCTCTCGCTACTATCTGTAATGATATGATTGAATGCATGGGTCAATACAGAGATAGTGACGAACCCATCTGCATCGCACATGGTGATGCCTTTGAGGATGCGAACTACCTTGCTGAATTAATTCGCGAGAAGTTGCCCACACGTAAGATCATAATTAATTATGTAAGCCCAAGTATCGGTTCCCATTCCGGTCCCGGAGCAATTGGTCTGTGCTTTATGGGTGATGTAAGATAATTCATCGTTATTAATACATAATTACATATAGGAATCAAAAAGGCCTTCGAATTTCGAAGACCTTTTGATTCCTATCATAATTCTAATCACCGCCAAGCTGTTATTTCATCCACTAAAACTAAAATAAAATTATTTACGCAACGGCAAATAATTGATGTATCTTATTCACTTCTATTAATGACATCAATTAATCTTAATAAGATTAAAAAAATCCTTGAATTTTTATACTCTTTATAATAGAATAGTTGAGTAGCCTGTTACTTAGGCAATATATTAAAGTTTATGCTTCCCTAGCTCAGTTGGTAGAGCAACGCATTCGTAATGCGTAGGTCGAGGGTTCGAGTCCCTTGGGGAGCTTTAAAAGAAATCTAGTAAAATCAAGGTTTAGAGCGAATAGACAAAAAGAAAAAGCGTCCTGTAAAGGGCGCTTTTTTCATGTTTGATGACTATTTGATGACTATTGATTTAAGAAATAAAATATGCAGTAAGTTGGGGTAGATGTCGCATATAATTTTTTCTACCCTAATTTCTACCCCAACCAGAAGAATATAAATCAAAAAAACTATAAGCGGCAGATTTCTCCGCCGCCCTATGTATCCAATTACTATTTTCCCAATGCTATTGCCATTGCATCCATGAACCCTTTTCTATAACATACTTCCTCGGCTTTAGCCTGGAGGATATCCGGATCCATTTCCTCATTTTCCTCCATCTTCATATACTCTTTACTTTCCTCTAATGCCTCTACGCATCTTTCAGCTATGAATTGTTTGTCCATTTTATTGTTCTCCTCTTCTTAGGTATTGCAGTAAGGAGTAAAGTATTCTATAATATATTTGTTCCTACTGCTTTGATGGGTTGTTGGGATGCTTGCCATTATCTAAGTTACAGCTTAGTTAATGGCTTTTTTATTCTTTGTTAAAGTATTCTTCCACATCATCAATATCCATTTGATACGTGCTATTGATACCATAACCCATTACTACTAAATTTGTTTGGCGGTCAATAATGGCGTAACCGGCTATTCTTTCATGCGCATAGGCAGAGTCAGGTTGCATAACACCTTTTCTAATGCTATATCCAATTTCACTTGCTTTTTTTCTAAGTTTTCTGAGTCTGCTTTCCTCAGACGTATGGTCTTTCTTAGCCTTGTTCAATCCTTCAACAGCAAAAAAAGTAATAACTGCTCTTCTTATTAATTCTCCCTTAGATATTTCTTTCGCCTTGCAATAATCATCTACTTGTTTTGCAGCATCAGCATCTAGCATAACGCTAAATCTAACTTCCTTCGGGTCTTCTGTATACGGTCTTCCTGTTTTTGGCGACATATTATTCATCTCCTTTCTTCATTAATTTATTGCACAAGTAAAGTATAATTGATTACACAAGTAAAGTCAAGTATTAATTACTTAATTTTTCATATATTTCTATATGTTTCCTTTTCGCTTTAATCTGTTATAAAATCCGAACCAGCAATATATAAGAGCACCTCATTTAAAGGCGCTCTCGGTTTGGATTTATATATATCACCTCAACATTACTTTCATGGAAAATATATGGAAAATAATTATAAGAATTATAATTAATAAGACTTCCTTTGCTTTATAAAAATCATATTCTTTTATTTCCTTGATCATTTGTAACCCTAGTAATATGTATATCAAAACAAAACAGATATTAAAAAATGATTTGATTTTATCGCCTATGTAAGTAAGTAATTCGAATGGGTCCATAAAAAGTCCTTTTATTTAATTATATTGAATATCAGTATTAATCATGTACAATGTTTTATAGTATTTTCTCTTCAATTAATTTATACTTTTCCTCATGCATCTTCATTCTACTACACATAATTCCTTCTTTTCTACAATGTTTAATAATAGTAATTGCATTCGTAGATTTTATGTTACATCCTATAATAACCTTGTTAGGCTTTGGAATGTCAATGGCAACTCCTCCATGTTCTATGACTTCTAAATTATCTCCAGATAATTCTTTTACGTATCTCCATTCTTTTTCATATTTCCACTCTCTGGCTTTTGTTATAAAGATTTTGTACAATTCATCTTTTTTGTTATTTACATTATGGTAATACATATTATACTTTTTCCCATATACCACAGGAAGTAATAGCGTATTAAATTTATGAATCAAATCATTTATATTATACTCGATACAAAATCCTTTATGAAACGAGGCATAATGGCTCCACATCAATAAGGAATTGCATTTCTCACTAAAACATCCAATTATTGCTTGATTACGCACTTCCTCCGCTTTACAATTTATTTTAAAAAGATTATATTCAAGCTCATCTAAAACATCATTATGTTTTTTTAGTTCCTTGTTTTCCCTTATTACCTGTTTTATGTAATGTTTAATATCAATATCGATTTTAAACTCATATGGATCATTAAACTCACTTGGTAAAGACAACCACATTTTATTAGTTAATAGATTATTAAGACTGCAACTTGTATCTCTGCTATAATGGTATAGTTTTGTGGGTACATGATCGTAGTAGTAATTTATTTGCTGTAAATTGTTAGTTCGTCGAGGATCTCCATATAGATATATCCTTTCTACTTCCTTTTCAGTCATAGATTTTCTCCTCAAACAATAAATTTCTTTGCCATATTGACAATCATAAACATAATTATCTATCATAACATATATAAAACCACTCATAAGACAATTAAGCCTTAGAGTGGTTCAATAGAATAAAAGGTCTTATTCGATTTTACATCCTGTTACATATTATGTCAATGTTAAATTGCAGCTCCCACCTCAACAACGTCCTTCACTGACAGTTCATTCCGTACTTATTAAGGTTTTCCAATCCTTAATAAGATATAATTTATTTTGCTTTGATAGTTTGCCATATTCTGGTATAATACTAATATTACCCAATAAATGGAGGAATAGAAGTGTGGATAAAACAGAACCGTTCGAAACAGGAACAAAAGTCGAAGTAGGGTCATATGTATGCTGTCAATGCGGTGTTGAGTCAGTTACCATAGAGCAAAATAACGATAAACTCCCCATTTGCTCCGAATGTGGCCATACATATTGGTTAAAGTATTAATTTGCTTATTTAATAATTTCAAACAATTGCCTGGTCTGCCATTCGGGTACACCTGTTTCCTTGCTGATTTCTTCTCGGGTGTTAATTGATTCCGACTTTTTGGAGAAATCTCCAAAAGGTTTTAAATCTGTCCTCGTACCTTGATTTTCCTTCGCCCTCTGCAAGACATCCCCATACTTAACCTTCAGTTCTGGTGTTCCTTTGGTGACGATGGTTTCAACTCTCGCAATGGTTCCTTCGGAAGTTCCAGAGATTTCGGCTAGTTGTTTTCGGGTGGTTCCATTTTCCGCCTCTGACCAATTGGTCATAGGTCGAGGTTCGTTTCCTCCTGTTGAGGTTTTTAATCTCTCCCTTGCCTTTTCCTCCAATATAGGCTTCAATCTCAAAGCCAAAACCCTCTGTCAAACATGGATAGGTTTCTTCTTCCAAACTGGTTTTGAATAATGCATGCAATAGCATCTGAGCAATTATTAAATGTCTTGTCAGTTATCTTGAATGGAATATCATTCTTGTTAGTTTATATCAAAACTCGTCTCTCATTCGTGTTGTCTTGAATATAAGAAAAGGAACCCAGCCAAGAGTTCCTCTTCAATGTTTCATTTTTTTGGACTTCGATACAATCCATCGGCCTACTTTTTTACCACAATCCGAGCATACCCCTACAAATATAAGTCCTATTGATAAAATAAAAATAATTTTTATAAACGTTTTGACTGAATTCTCTATGAATAAAGCGTTAAATAATCCGATTATAAAAAATGTAGTATTCATAACCGTACCGAAAACGAATATTTTCAATAGGGCATACTCTTCATCTTTGTCAACTAAAAATAGGCAGGCTAATATGCAAGCAAAATAGCTTGGACAACATATTGAAATTGATAATACTATCAATTTAAAAATATCTAAACTGATTATTAAATCTTCTCTGAATATTAAAATTGATAGCATACCAGGAACGATTAATCCAAATACAACCATAATTGTTTGAGGTACCTTTTTTGTTAAATACTTCATTAGTTCATCCATGAAAACACCCCCTTCGTCCAAATACTACCACAATCTTACAAAATTTACAACAAAAAAATAAGGCACCCAGCCTAAGCCGAATGCCAAAATGAATATAGTTACAGTTAATGCTGCTTGAAAAATCTAACTATCTTATTATTGAAATAAGTCGCTGATGCCGTTCTCATTACATCACCGTTACTATTCACTACGGTAAGTTCAGAAGATATATCATCATAACTCATTCCGTTAATATATCTAAGCCTAAGGATCAATCTGATTTCGCAGTCATCAACCAAATCTATATAAGTCTCAATATCAACTCTTTTCTGGTAGAGTCTATGAAGCCTGTCTGATATGATGGTTTTTATGGAAGATATCTCGGTTGATAGTTCCTCTGCAGTCTCTTCAATAACCGCTCCAAGATATAACTTTTCCGTAAGTCCCTGTCTCCGTATCAACTGGTGGGAGTTGAGCTTTAGCAATTCTTTTCCAAGTATATCAATTTCCTTTTCAATGAAAATATATTGTTTCAAATCATTCTCCGTCATGGTCATGCCTCCATTGATATCCCTTGTATGCCTTCAGTTTACCATTGCAACACTTGCGGATAGCGCTTTCATCTATACCTAATTCCCTGGAAGCCTCCAAGGCCGAATCCCATCGTCTGATAAAGGTCCCACTTAAATCGTATTGATAAATTGACTGAGGCTTTTTCCCTGGTTTAGGTTTCTCGAATTCTACATGTATTTCAAACTTATCATCTAATATTCCATGGTCTACAGCTAAATTGATTTGTCCTTGGGTCAGAAGATTTATACCATTGACAGTAGAAGTTAATACGTATGAAATATAGCCTAATTCCCGTTCGATATTGTTAATTGCAACTCTTTCAGTTGAGGATGTCCTTGTATGTTTAAACCTGGCTACTCCAGATCGGTAAGCTCCGTTATAATCCAGTTCGAATTTATTGGATATTATGCGCTTTACTCTGTCCGTTCTCAGTTTTCCCATGGCGCGATTATAATCAGTTTGAATTGTTTTTCTGGGCTCGCCTGTCTCGGCAGAATACGCCCCTGGTGTTATATTAAGCGTATAAACTGCTCTGACAACATCATATTCATTCGGAGTGGTGCTTTGCTTCACGACTTCCCATAATCCAGATTTAAGGCTCGCTTCAATCATACCGTCAACAATATTTTCTTCCATGTTCTGGCCGTTAGTCAATACCGTATCAACAAAAGACTCTCCGCTTTCTTCATCAACCATATTATCAACGCTTACAATATCTCTAGTGTTAATCATTATTCTGATCTGGTCAACTTGCTCTATGGTTGTGTTAAGGTATGCCACGTATTCCGGGATGGTTGGTTCTCTCCCGTATTCGGTAAAGAATGCTTTTTTAATTTTGACATACCTATTTATTCTCTCATTGTCGTAACGTGATACCGCACCTTTATGATTAAATCGTTTAGCATAAGTATCATATTGTCTTATTAGATAATATTTTAAGTGGTTAGCAAATACCTCGTATTTTGTATTATCATAACTATCGACCGCATCAGAAAGCGCAAGGAATCCCTCTTGCATTAAATCCTCATCGTCCACGATCCCAAAATATCTCTTTGCAAAGTATCGGATATAACCTTTTTTCTGATTATATAGCTGTTCCATATTATCTCTGACATCAATGCCAGTCTTTATAAGTGCAACCAGTTCTTCATCAGACATAATATCACCTCGTATTCTATGTAAAGTTACTAATACTCTTCAAATTCCAATGCAAGTTCAGAATATGACCTCGCTCCTACACGAAAATTACGGAATGGAGCAGTCTTCTTTAGTGCTCTAAACTTACGTGTTTCATATGTACCGCTCAATGCATCCGGGTACCTGATATTTACCGTTGATGATTGATTAACTAGTTGTAATATCGTTGCTACTTCCTCCACTGTTGGATCGGCCCATTTATAACTTATATTTCTTTTCTGAGCCACTACTTCGACATGGAGAGTGCCATCAAGGGTATCTCTATCACTATAAGATTCGATATCTTTTAATTCCCAATTAAACGAGGTAGGCGTTCTCACGTCTACCCCATTAAAATTATGTGACATATTCTTCACCTCATTATGAAATAAGTTATAATTTATGCGTAATCCGGCCAAGAGCTCGAATAGCTATTATTGGCTACATTATCACTCTTCGCACGTGTTTTTACATTTTCATAAATAGTCCGACCATCAAGATACAAGTTGTTACGTATTACTATTTCTTGCCCTCCGGTATCAGATAATGAGAATAGTGATTGAATGATATTACTGATTTCTTCCCTGATAATAGCATTTAATTCACTTAGCGGTGCCACAATTTCCGGACTGGATGCATCGCCAACACCTTTTAAACCGTATGGAGTATTGAAGATTGTAGGCCTATCAAATATACCGCCCTTTGCATACCATTCAACACCAATTTTAGGAAGCCCATCTTCAGCCCATTTTAATGGGTTCATACTTCCACTAAAACTGAAATGAGGCATCTTTAATTTAGGAAATTCCCAATTGAAATTAAGGAAGCCCTTTATCTTATCAATTACTAAACTGATTGCGGTCTTTGCGGCTTCAAATGGATCTGACATTATAGCCTTTATCAATCCAAACACATTGGATATAGTGGTTTTTATTGCGTTTATCTTATCAGATATTCCACCTTTTATTTTTTCAAAAATCTCATTTACCTTATTTCGAAATCCTTCGCAATTATCATATGCTAGTTTAAAAGCTCCGGCGAAGGGATTGACTATTAAGAGAAGTAATCCTTGCCAATTATCCTTGACAAAATCAATGATTTTTTGGAAGAAGCCTTTTACTTTTTCGATTGCATCCCCGACAACTTCCTTGAGTTTTCCGAATATCTCACTTGCTTTTTCCTTGATCGTATCCCAGTTCTTCCACAATGATACTCCAATTGCTATTAGGGCCACAATTGCAATTATAACAAGTGCTATAGGGTTAGCTGCCATTACTGCATTAAAGGCTGTCTGTACGGCCGTTGCAACGGTTGTTACGGTAGTCCATGCCGTCATTAATGCACTGACTACTCCAATAACTTGCATTACCACAAACGCGGCGGCTACTGCACCAAGTATAGGTAGTAAGATGTTTGAATTATCGCCGATCCATTGAATCGCGATTGAAACTTTATCAAGTGCATTAGTAACGAAATCTTGTATCGCTGGCATACTGGCCACGAACCAATCCATCAGCCCGGTTAGTTGTGGCATTAATGCGGTCATGAGATTATTCTTAATTCCGTCGGCAGCCAATTTTACGTTGTCCATCGAATCTCCAAAGCCCTCCGCGGCAACAACGTTCTTCTCAGACATTACAATTCCAAGTTCATCAGCTTTGTTTTTTAGTGCTTCCATACCTGCAGAACCACTGTCTAATAACGGCTTCAGTTCGGTGTAGGACTTTCCTAGTAATTGATTACCTATGACGTTCTTTTCTGCGCTTGCCGGCATATCCGCAAGTTTCGCCATTACTGCATCAAATGTCTGCTCTGGTGACATCTTTGATAAATCAGACATTGATATTCCGAGGGCATCATATGCCGCAATTGCCTTTTCCGAACCGCCTTGTGCATCAACTATACTCGTTGACAGTTTTTTCATACCTACTTCTAATTTGCCGACATCTGCACCGCTTTGACTGGCAGCGTATCCCCATCTTTGCAGGCTCTCTACTCCAATATCAGTTCGTTGGGATAACTCTAGCCAACCAGCTGCTGTGTCACTTGTGCTATTGGCTAAGGATAATAAACCACCGACTGCAACTGCGCACCCAGCTACAACGGCGGTTCCAATAACTGCTCCTTTTTTTGCCATGTCTGACAAACCAGTCTTTGTGGTTTTTCCTTGATTGTCTACTTTTTTAAGGGATTCTATAGCGTCTTTATCGTCAATAAGGACCGTTCCAAATAAGCGGAATAATTCCATTATTTTTCATCTCCCTTCGCTTTGGATTTTTCTATCTCAAGTATTTCTTGCATGATTTCGTCCCGGCTTCTTATGTCGTATTCGATTTTCCTAGGCTTCATTTCGTCGTAGTATTCATTGAATGTTTTGAAGTTTTCCTTTGTCATGTTTGGTCTGTCTACCAGGTAAAATTTCAATACATATTCCCTTGTTTCTTCCTCCTGCGCTTTCTCAATCAGTTTTAATGATTGCTTTAACGGGAGCTTTAAGACATATTCGATATTGCCATACCTTTTTAGCAGAAGATCGGTTAATTCTGCCCGGTTGCTTCTGCTTGTGATAAAAAATCTGCAAATCCTTCATGTTTTGATAACTCAGTGAAGAAGTCTTTTATCTGCTTAACTCCAAATTTACTAACCTCTTTTTCGCCAAGGCTTGTCATGTTTGAGATTAATTGCTTAACTTCTGTCTTTGCCTTATGTAAATTTCTAATCATTTTCGTTACAATGTCGATTCCCAACCCTACAGCTATTTCTTTGCCTAGTCCGGCAGCATCTAGCTTATTTTCCAGCTTTGAGGTCTGAATAGTTTTTGTAATCTTTTCAATATCAGCCTCAAGGCCCATCTTATCTATAATTTCAGATATTAAAAAAACATCATCTAAATCAAAATTCTTTGTGATCATCTTTATACGTCCTCCTAATTAAAAATGAGGATGCTATATAAGCCATCCTCATACTAATTGTTACACTGCAAATTCCACATTCCAAGGTGGAGTTGTTTTTGTTGCTTCGTCATAGTGTGCTGTGAAGCTGATTTTGGGAACAACTTCGCTTTTATCTTCAAGTTTCCACTCTAAATTATCTAAATTTAAAGCGTCTTTTACCGTGATTGTTACTGCTTTACCGTCTTTGGTCTTACCTACCCATTTAACGTCATTGTAATCGCCTTCAACAATTTTCATTGTCGATGTTAATACTCCTGCTGTAACACTCATTCCAGGATAGTACTTTGTCATATCTGCCGAATTGAATAGTTCAAGCGCATTTACTTCAAGCCTTGCTATTTCTTCATCGATTTCAACTCTTCCCTTAACAGGACCATAATCGCCGTCAGCCTGGATGTTTCTATACTTTCTTTCAATTTTAAAAACGCTACCACCTCTCGTAAGTCCGATTGGTGTAGCGCCGATTGATACAACTCCATATCCTAATAAAATCTTTTCTGCTGCTGCCATACTTGACCGCCTTTCTATTTAAAATAAGTTCGTACCACATATCTTAAGTTAACTAAGTGTAGAGATATAAGTTCTTCCGGTGGTACATATTGTCTTTGTTCTCTTTCAAACTGCATATTCAAATCAGAATTATTGATCACTGAATGGTTCAATCCGATATCAATTAAATCAGCCAAGTCTTCAATTGCTCTAACAGAGTTACCAGCCAAATCGTATATATCAACATTAAGGTAAATATCGTCACTTGGGTATGTATCTACTCCGCTATCAAGTCTAAACACAACATAAGGAGGAATGGGATTCTGCGGCTTACTATTGCGATAACTTCTAGGATGTTTCGACTCTAAATATGCTAAAATTGTATCAGCAATTGCATTGGTATTCACTATATCATCCCTTCTTTCCTATCTCGTCTATGGCGGTCTTTATCATGTCTTGAATTATCTGAGCATTTTTTACAACAACCGGCTTGATTGGATCCTCTTCCTGGCCGGTTATCATCTTTCCGATAATGCCTGGAATGGATAGTTTAAATCCTATCTGCAAATCCTTTTCTCTTTTTCTGGCCCAAAAGCCTAATGTCTTTGTTAAGATAGCTCTTCTCTGGTGGAACTGAGTCTTCATTGTCGTTGATTTAATTTCTTTTACAAGATTTTTTCCGACAATGTTAAGAACCTTTTGAGGGGTTTCCTCAATCTTCAGCGTAATTTTATCTAAGTTACTTTCAAAGGTAAATGGCTCTCTTTTCTTAGACATTAGACTTCACTCCCAGCATATGTAGAAACAGTAAGCTCAGTAATCTCGCCCTTGTCATACACCCGGATAATCGAATATTCTTTTACGGTTTCTCCGATACAGTACCTTACTTTTTCATCGTTGTTAAATTCAAAGGAACGTATCTCAAATATTAACTCGGGTTTCAGTCCGGCATTGGCAGCCTGATAAAATTCTGTTAACCTAACAGATTTCTTATTAGCAAACACTTTCCGATAAACCATGGATTGCACCGGCTCGCCCTTAACTATTGTTTCAGTAAGATTACCTAATTCAATAACTTCTTTCCACATTACATCACCGTCAATCTTAAGGAATATTCTTGCGATAAGCATAAATGCGTCTTGAGACTGTCATATGCAACCTTATACTTATCACTGTCTGCGTTGTTCAACCCGAAAAAAGCCTTCGAATACAAAATTATTGCTCGTTTTATTAACGCATCAACATTACTGTATACTTTTGCTTCCGCTACTCCGCTTAATAATAAATCAGCCTCAGCAGAGTCAATAAGGTCTTGTACTTCTGCATCTAAAGCAGTATTAGTAATTCTCAACGCTTGCTTTATATCATCAATTAGTGCCATTCTTCCACCTTCTCACTTAAAGAAGGGCGGTTATCGAAACCGCCCTTACTCTAATTCTAATTATGCCGTTGCTTTTACTAACTTAACAACCGCCTCGCCAACTGCGATCTTGCTGTCAAAGATAGCGCATCCGAGGTAATCAAAGGAGTTCGTCTTAACATCAAAGTCATAAGTAACATTGATGTCTTCTGCTAAATTACCTACAACTGCCTTTTTAAGGTTTGCAAGATATGCTTCATGGAAGGTTACTCTTTCATCAAGCAGTACGGGATAGCCATATACGAAATACTTATTACCCTCGTTGGTTACAAGAGCATGTTTAGCGCTGTCCTGTAATGGCATGAAGTCGCTAAACAGTGTCTTCTTGCTCATGACGAACTTAGCACCGGCATCATAGCCACCTTTTAACAATCCACATAAAGCCTGAACGTTAGCCGCCGTCAATGAGCCTGCAAGCGCTACGGTTACAGCGTTGGTTTCATCCCATGTCTGTGCCTTTTCAATACCTGTAGGCTGAGAAGAGCCGGTACCGTTGATCAGATAAGCACTAAGCTTATTAGCAATACCCTCAGCAAGCATATCAACTAACCATGCTTCAAAAGTATTGATAGACATTGCGGAAACGCTCTTACTAATAGTGATTAGCTTTGTGATCTCATAACTACCAAGAGTTACTGTAATCAAGGTGTCAGCACTTGCGGTAATAGATGCCCCTTCAGTATGTAAAGCTGCGTCATTGATTGTTCCTTCAACTGCAAACTTAACACCACCTGGAACATAAAGCAGGGTAATCTCGCTTAGTAATGGTGCATATTCTTTTACCTTTGTAATGATGTCATCTGCGGTCTGAGTGGGAACAACTGCACCTACGCTGTTGGATGCGGTTGTAAGAGCTCTCTGCTCAACATCTGTTAATTCAAGTCTCTGCAACTTCTTCATGAATGCAGAACGGTATTCTGCTGATCCTAATACATTGTCCTTATTAAATTCCATTTTTCTTTCCTCCGGCTTCTCTACAAAATTTTCAATTATGTTGGGATTTACAATCCCTGCAACACTGTCAAGTAAGGCTTTTCTCTTCTCGATTTTATCAGTGATCGCTTTTCTCTCTTCTTTCAGGGATGCGATCTCTGTTTCGAGTACACTTAAATCAGCGCCTTCCGTATCGATTTCAGTCCTAATGGCTGATAACCTAGTTTCGATTTCCTGTAATCTAGTCATGTTAAAATTCCTCCAAATCAATCATTAATTTTAGTTTCAATTTCCTTCGCTCTAGCAACTCCTGCTTCTCTCCTTCAATCACTCCGTCAAAGTAAGAACGAGCTTGTATTTCAGTATCCGGGTTAGCTGGTATGGAAACGCCGGAAACATCATAAACTTTTTTGATTTTCAATATTGTTCTGGTTCTTGTAGTTCTATCATAGGAATCCTTTGCTACTACAAATCCCCATGACATCTTAGTAACCAATCCGTTACTGATTTCTTCGTGAAAATCCTTGGAAGCAGCCGACTTGCTTAAATCAGCGCATACAAAAAGCCCTTTATTATCGGGCTCAACGATCAATGTTCTATTTGATTTTCTGGCAAAAACTTTGCCGGCATGGTCGTACTGTAATATCACATCACTTAGATCAGCTCCGTCTAAGGCATTACGGTCAATTTTTTCATAATACTTCACACCGTCAGCCTCATAAAGAACATATGGCTGATTAAAAGTAGTGGCGTATCCTTCTATGTAATAATCGCTGTCTATGCGCTTCTCATTACTCGCTTGAGCCTGTAACATCGTCAGTTGACGGTATTCCCTCTTGTCCATTTTTGGCAATCTGCTCAACTCCCTTCGTATCAGTATCATCTAAATCGCCTATCTTGGATATCTCAGCGTATTCACGGCGAATATAACGCTTATCACCATCCGGAACATGAGCCATATTCCAGATATCCATAACTTGATTAGTAGTAAGAATTCCCCTATCAAATAGCTGTTGAGATACTGACAGTTTGGTACTATTGGATGCATATTGGAGCCGATTCGCACTAAGAATAACGGCATTGTTATAAGCAATTTCCATTTGAGTAAATAACATATTCGTTAATGTCAAACTTAAAGGAATAGCAAAACTTGCTTCAATTTCACCCTCATAATAGGCATTAAATGTATCTTCATTAAATTTATTCTGCAGAATGTCCTCATTCGTACCAAAATAATTACATACATTATTCTGTATGATCTTCATTTGCTCGGCATCAACAATAAAAGGCTTGCTATCAATTTGTTTGACATCAGCATATTTATTATCAAACATCAATACGCCGGTCTGATTATCCGCGCCAAGGTTATCCGTAGAAAACCTTTGCTTTTCCTTTTTCATATCTTCCGGGGTTATTACACCTTGCAGCCTTGCTAAAAATCTTAATGTAGCTGACTGTTTAATCCCTTCTTCGATGCCCTGCTTCTGAATATCGAGCAATCGCATTGTAGGATTTAAGGCAGCATTACCATCACCAAAAAAATCATTCTTGTACTGGAATCGTGTCAACACACCAACTCTTGCTAATTCAATAGCAGCCCTTTGACCATTCATAAATTTATATCTTAGCCACGGTTCACCATCAACATCAATAAGCTCTGTTCTTTGCGGCAGAAGCGGATAAAACCCGGTAATAGTTTCATAATCATCCGCATACAGAGGAATAATAAAAGCCGTTGTATTCACCTTTAGGATTGTTGCTATTCGGTAAAGAAACTGCGACGTATTCATCCATGGGTTAGGCTTGTACTGTAATATCTTTTCCAGGCTCTTGTAAGCATTACCTTGTATCTCAGGCTTTAATTTACTGCAAAAGGTTGCATATCGGTCAATTGCTGCTCTCGTTAACTCCATTTCATAAATTCCACCATCATATGTGGTAAAAGCTGGAGTATAGGCATTCAGAGTCTTAAAATAACTTTGAACTGTATTCTGTATCTGTTTATCAATTTGTGGTTGTCTTGGAAATATCTTTTCAAATAATCCTATTTTAATCACCTTCTTCCTGTATATAAAAACCGCTGTCAAGGATGAAAACCATCACATATTCACCATGGCCATGTAATTAATCATTTCATCCAAATATAAGACGTATGCGTCAAGTAAACTTGCCACTCCATCTATGCGTTTTGTTGAATCGCTTGTCTTACACAGATACATATTTTGGTTTGTATCAATTGTCACGGATGCATTAGCCAAATTCCATAATGTAACCGGATTGTTATCATAATTAATCAATTCTTTTTCAAGATCTGCAGAAAAGTTGCGCATGGGAACATTAAATGTCTTGGCGCCTTGAGCAATTGGTACGGTTATTTTACCAAAATTCTGTTCTAATTCATCGACCAAATATGTTGTACTCCATCTGTCATAACCAATCTTATAAATATATAGACCTAACTGATTTCGAACCTCTATGAGCCATGCAACCACATCTTTATAGTTGATTTTATTGCCCTCTGACAGCCTCAATAAGCCTTGTCGCATCCATTCATCGTAAGGAACTTTATCCTGTATGATTTTTTGCTCTAATCGGTCACTAGGAAGCCAATACATTTGTTTAATATAGATAACCGGATCATTGGGGACTCTAAATAATACCGTTGCGCAAGTCAAATCCGTGGTACTGGATAAATCAATGCCGGCAATACCATACTTTGGCTTTAACTTTTTAATATCATAGGTTGCTTTATTATTAAGCTGCTCATAAGTCAACCATGCTTCACTACCTGTCTCCGGCATATCAAAATGCTTGGTTAGTAAATTCTTAACCAGCTTCTCATTCTGCTTCGCAAGTTTAACCTTTTCTTCAAGGTCTGACCGTTTGAATGATACCCCTAAGTTTGGGTTCGCTTTCTTCCAGCAGTTAGGATCTTTCCATTCCGTACGATTATCAAGTTCATAGATAAAAGGAATTGTACGATCATCTATGTAGGAGTCAACTCCAATATATCCATTAATAATCCGCTCGCATTCCTCGTATATCTCATCATAGATATCTTTACGGATAGTTCCGGCGGTAGTGGTTATCAATAACAATGGCTGCCTTCTCGCAATCATTCCGTCAGCTAAGATGGAATATAAGGCTCTGCCGTTCTTCCACTGTTGCAACTCATCCAGAAGTGCTGCATGTATATTTAATCCATCGAGATTGTCACTATCGGAGGCAAGCGGCTTAAATACGGAGTCATTAAAATCACTGTTCATTTCTGCAACCAGACATTTAATCTTCTTAAGTAATGAAGGAGATTTCTTAACCATTCTTTTTGCTTCATTCCAAATGATCTTGGCCTGGTCCCTTGCTGTGGCTGCTGCATACACCTCACTACCCGGCTCAGCATCCATAACCATTAAATATAGTCCGATAGCTGAAGCTAATAATGATTTACCATTCTTCTTAGCAATAATTAATACACATCTTCTGTATTTCCGGCTACCCTCGATATCAATAAATCCAAACACTGAAGCAATTAAGGCTTTTTGCCATAACTGAAGAATAATCGACTTGCCACCAAAAATTCCTTTTGAGTGTTTACAGTAATTTTCAATGAACTCGATACAATGGGTTGCTCTTTTTGGAGAATAAAAAAAATCACCTGTGTTATCAAGTGAATCCCTCGCTAATTTCTGGTATGTATAATATATTTTCTTAGATACAACCTCTTTACCACTTTCAATCAGTTGCCAATACTCTAGTATCGGGTTGTAATCCGCTGGGTATCTAATAAACGCCTTAGGATTTTTCACAACCTTAATCTTAGTCATTTCTCTCACCTGCAAATGCAGTAAAATCATCGTCCTCATCCGGCTTCTGCTTTACATCCTTAGGGAGAAGATCACTGAGCTGCTTAATTATGGTCTGATAATTTTTATTCATAGTTGAATATAATCTCGCAACCGGTCGTTCTCTTTCATAAGGCGGAGTATTCGGTGATTGTGTAAATAACTCAGTGTAACCCTTTTCATCAAGGTCGGCCTCGTATATTTCAAGTTGAATCCGCATAAAGGCAGCTCTTTGAATTACGCCGTCAACGATGGACTTGTTTTCTTCTTTTATGTTTGTATAAATCTTTCTGAGTCTCGCTTCTTCTAGTTTAATCCGTTCAGCTTTAGTTAACTCTTTCTTTCTTGCCATATGTTTCACCGCCTTTAAGGGTAGGGGATCATGTAGATGACCTGCGTATTCTCTAAGACTTCACCGCCGGTCTTAGCAAGATAAAAAAATATTATCTGAATGGGGGCGGTACCTAATCTTCTTTCACTGGTGGAACTAAAATTATTTCTCCGTTATCACCAAATATATATCTTGGCTGCTCTAACACTTTGCCTTCCTTCTCCTGGTTGTGGCAAGTCTGACAATCATACTTTAGATTGTCATGGTTCAGGGATATCATAGGATTAGATATGTTCGTTGGAGTTAACCATGTCTTATGATGCACGATGTATCCCAGTTCCATATGACAAGTCTCACACATACCGCCGTCGATAGTTATCCTCTTGCTAATATAAGAAGCACGGCATTCTCGCCATGCTTTACTGTTATAGAATGGCTTAGCGAACTCCATAGCCATTAGGTGGTCACCGCCTTATCCCGGTTGCCATACATGCTGCAGTCCTTATCCGGAACCTTTATGGTATATACTGCACCTGAACTATGCCGAATGCTTTTAAGTATGCCGCATTCCGGATTAGTCAAATCCTTGCACCCAATACAAGTCTTACTCTTATACTTCTCTGAGATACAATCTTTATATGATTTTGGTAAACACTTCTTCATGATTATCACCTTAATTACTGCCTGCTCCTATCAATTAAGAAAGCGCCTATAACCTATTGCTAAGTCATAAGCGCTTTATAAAGGAAGGAGGATTACTTCTATGTTATTACCTTGTTTGCTATTTCCATACTATCATAATAAACTAAAAGTATGTCCCAATATCATCGACTTTGTAATTATCAGTTTTTATTTTTATCTAAGAGAAAATAGAAATATCTTCGTATACAGTTAAAACTATTCAGGGAAATCGGTATCCCTTTGTGATACAAATAAGTGTATGTAATATCTGTATTCGTGACAGCTTCCATCATAAACGGATACAAATCAATTTCCCAATCACCGTCATATATTGGGTTACACCTGCCATCAACTGTAGTAGCAATTGCTTCAAACATTGTCTGTTCTATCAGCTGCATATTGTTGCCGGCTTCTGATCTTTTTATTGCTAGGTTCATTGTTGAATTACTTATCGAATCACCATTAGGCATTCCGGTAATTTGCGGACTCTTTACAGAATGCGTTCCATGTTTTATTACATCTTGCCACTCCGGATATTGAAGACTAAAGTATTTAAGTTCCCTATATCGACATTGGCTTATCCCGAATCTTTCTAGGTTAAGATCTCGTTTGTTTGGCAATTATCTTACCCCCCGATTGAGATTATATTTGCTTGATAAAGGGAAATGTACGCTTGTCGGATATAACCGCATACTATGTTTATTTGCACCTGGGACATTCTTTGCGGATATAAGCGCCATAATCAACTCTTCGGCTACATAAGCACCAATACACCGCTCACATTCATCTTTTATTTTGTAGCTACTCATCGTATTATAATTAATCGTTCTTCTAGTCACATGAGGCATTACATAATCACTAATCCAATCATCAACCCTTCTCCAAAGGTCTTCAGAGCAACCCAGTACATATTCGTTCCAGCGATCCTCTTGACAGCAAAAGGTTGTGTCTTTTACTCTGATTACTAAATATTCATTTGCAGTATCGAAAAATGGTCTAATTGTTTTTAAAACTGTGTATTCTGGTCTTTCATATCCTTGTTCTATGTATTTCATATTTCATTACCTCGATTCATAATTGGTTGATTTTCAGTTGCATCATTTTCCTTTTGACTACATTTCCCCAAATGCTTTAACCGTCAATCGGTATGATTAGCCCTCATTCTTATTCTCAACCTTTTAGGTAACGCCTTAAATGCTTTACGGACAAAACGGAAGAATCGTAAAACAAACTTTCCGTGCCTCTAAACCCTTATTTTTCAATGCTTTGGAGTATTTTACGGAAAACGGAAGAATTTTTTCACATCTATATATATATATAATATTTTTTTAAAGCTAATATAAATATTAAAAATATGTCCGTATCGTCCGTAAGCCTTGATTTTACTGACTTTTTTCTTCCGTAAACATTCCGTAAACCGTCCGTAAAAACTTTAAATTCTTCCGTAAATCATTTTTTACAATGTTAATTACAAAAATGGCATCTCCTCCTGATTCATTCCTGCTGTACTCATAAATTCACCAGTTCCTTTTACAATATTCCTATAATTCCAATTTCCTTTAGCATCTTTACTTAATGGTACACCGTTCTTTTCCATTCGCTCTTTAATACTTCGCTTATTAATAGCTGTGTAATCATTGCTTTTACACCAATCGATATACTCTTGCTCGAAATCGGTTTTTGATACCATGTCCATTTTGTTGCTGGTGATAGAATAATTCTCATGAATAAACCGATATATTGTGTCAAGTTTATCCCTGTAATCATTAATTACGTTATCACATTCAGTAGAGTTCGTAAGTTGATATTTATTACTAATCAATCTATGTAAACCTTCTAAAAACCAGTTAAATATTACATCACGTTCCAATAGCATCTTATCCAATAATTCACCATCTCGCTTTTCTGGAGGTATCGTATTAGTACATGGAATTATACAAAGCCTTTCAAATACATGACCGCCTTTATCATCCTGGAAGTTAACGAGATTGTTGCATGAGATGGCGATTGCTCCATTAAATATATATGAAAACGGTTGTTTATTCTTCGGTTCAACTTTAACCGGATCACCACCTGTTAGCTGTTTAAATACCGCGCTATCTTCTACATCGCTTCCGGTTTGATCGCCTATACTGATAAGGCGCTTTCCAACGATACTACCTAGAGAAAATTTCGAATTTTCGTTCATCTGCTGCAATGGCACATTGATTGTATTTTCTGTCCCAAGTAGTTCGCCAATTAGATTAAGTAACTGAGTCTTACCCGAATTACCGAGTAATGAGTAGAGCACCAGACATTTCTTAATACGACTAACCCTTACGTTTGAAAGTATTAAACCCATAAACTCCTGTAATATAGCTTTCTTTTGATCGTCAATCTTTCCATCGATATCACTGCACAAGTCATTAATATAATGATTAAAATTCGGCATATTATGATTCTCTGGATGGTATTCGCAATTAAGTTGAATGGTTGTTAATTTATCTGGTGTATGTGGTTCTATTTGTTTAGTCTTGACGTTATACATTCCATTTTTTAAATTAATATACCATTCGTCAGCATCAAGGTCACGATATCCGCATATATGACCTTCCTTACAGGTTAACAGGTTGTATATATTATTAATTAGACTATCACTGGCAAGTCCAACCGGAATATATCTTCGAATATATGATCGTACAGTATTTCTATTACACCGACTATAAACTCCATGGTCATATATATAAAAATCGTCTTTTTCTTCTTCTGGCCGTCGCACAATCATGTAATACATAGTTTTACTAATGCAATCGGCTAAGATGTCACCATTGATCTTTGCTCTTGCTTTGTCTCCGCTGCCCTCCATAAATATCCATGGAGCCATTATAGTTTCGGCAGAAGAAATTAAGCTATGTAGATCTTCTTTTGGATGATTTTCTTTGACTAAATAATCATAAACATCACCCTTCTCGACTTTTGATGTGGTTGTCCAAGATACAGAATGAGCATAATTTCTTAAATCACGCATGATTTGGTCTTTAAGTTGCAAACCCGGTTCATCATTATCAGGAAGAATAATTACCTTGGCTCCGATGAAATAAGATGCATATTCCTTTTTCCAATCACTTGCACCTCCGGGAGTCGTCACAGAATAACCAAGCTTCCTTAAAGTATCTGCATCCTTTTCACCCTCAACAATATAGACTGGATATCCTTCTCGAACAGCCTTGATTAGCGAATGGAGATTATAAAGAACAGTTCGCTTTCCTGTCCTCCCCAATTTATATGAATCGCCTTTTTTATCAACTGTTGCGTAAATGATTTCCTTACCTTCAAAACGGATTTTGGAATATTGGTATCTTCCTTTTTCGTCGCAATAATCATAAACAGCTTCGATCTTTTTTTGCTTATAAAATTCCAGCCGTTCCCTCCATTGTGGCGGTGTATAATTTCCGATATCGCTATATGATAATCCGACTGCACCCAGTATATCCTTTGTATCGCACCCTGCATGACAATAGAGCAGTAGTTTCCCGTTGCTTTCTGATATTGTAAGACTGGCCTTGCCATCGTGGTGAGTAGGACATACGCATTGATAGGAGGTATCATTCAGTTTTTTTGAGACTTTAAAATATATCAGTAAATCTTGCAATGTTAGCACTTTTTCCTCCTATCGACTGATAATGTCGAGTCCTTCGTTTAATGTGTCTATGTAAACTTGTAATCTTCGTGAATAGTTTAATTGGATTATTTCTATTGCGTTAAGTAATTCAGAAATAATGTCTTTATTGGTATCCGGGATTATCATATCCCCATAAAGCGGATTATAAATTTTCATCGTATCAAACTCCTTATCTGGTTTTTAGAATCCCCATTCTTATTTCTCCAGATTGGTGTTTCGCTTTTATTTCGGATTAACTGCTTGTCTACCCGAAGCCATTGTTGCATGAAACTTCGTTTGACTGTTTATTTTCATTAATCACCCTTGTTATTTAACTGCACGAATGCGCGCTTGAGGTTGTTCTTCGATTTCTGTTCCATTATTTAAGGCTTCCTCAAATTTTTCAAGATTTATTAGTTGCTTAACCCCTGACTTAACTATTACTTCTGGATGTAATTTTATGTAGCGTCTGAGCCAATATTCTGAAATACAACTATCCGGATCCAGTTGTCGGTAAAGTTCAATAGTCTGTGTAACCGTCCGCAGTCTTGCTAATGCCATATAATCACCATCCTTTTTTATATTAGTTTTGATTTTCCAAACCTTTTACCGAAAAAAAATATATCGGCATTTCCTCCATGGGTAAGTTAAGTGCTCTCACTGCTCGTTCAATTTCATCCTGCTTCCATTTAATGTTATTATTCAATTTTGCACTTATGCTAGCGTTTGATAAATTGATCGCCTTTGCAAAATTAGCCTGAGTAAAAAATACTTCCCTTATCTTACCACGCAACTTACTATAGTCATACAAAAATAAACACCTCCGATGTTTTGTTATTCCAAACTTTATCTTAATGATATCATTTTTGCACACGAGTGTCAAGTATGTGTTTAGCATATCCAAACTTTTTAAAATATATGTTGATATATTCTAAAGAATTGTTTATAATAATAAGAAAAGGAGTGGAGGTCATAAATTATATTATGAGTGAGAACTTAATTAAAAAGCTTCATGAAGAAGATGCTAAAGATTTTGGTAGAAGGTTAAAAGAAGCAATGGAAATAAGGGGCATGAAGCAATCCGAACTATCCCAGATTGCAAAAATAGACAAAGGCTCACTGAGTTCTTACATATCAGGAAGATATATGCCGAGATCTGAAAATATGAAACTCATTGCAGAAACCTTGGACATTAACGAAGCTTGGTTGGCGGGTTATAGCTCATTCATGGATCGCATAAGGGATTTTAATGACGAATGGAATGAAAAGCTATTACTTGAGAAATATATTAAATCTTTAGGGTGGACCTATACCTTAAACAATCACATAGAAGGGTATAATTGTGAGGAGTGTCTTAATGGAGTATTTACAACAGAAAACCATATACAGTTTTGTGAACACTGTAAGTTAATTGATGAACGGTATATTTTTACGAACGGAAAAATATCGTTTAAAGTTTCGGATAAAGATTTTAATTTGCTGATTAATAATATAAGAGCTAATACTATTAAGCAAATTCAGTTGCTTTTCAGTAAAACAACCGAAAATCTATTTAACGATTCAAATCACGGAAACATGGAGGGGGACGATTAAATGGCAAGCATCAAACAACGTGGAAACTCATTCTTTATAACTATTTCAAATGGCTACGACATTTATGGAACAAAGATCCGAGAGACCGCCACTTTCGTTCCTGATCCATCCATGACACCAAAGCAGCAAGAGAAGGCCCTTGAGAAATTCGTATTTGAGTTTGAGGAAAAAGTGAAGAATGGTAAATATCTAGATGGTGAAAAGATATCATTTAAAGAATTTTCCGAGAAATGGATGAATGAATACAGCAAGAAAGCATTAGAAATGACAACATATAATAGTTATCAGCAATATCTTGATCAGAAAATTTTTCCTGCCATAGGCCATTTGAAGATGGCAAGAATTCAGCCCGTACAGTTGAACAGTTTCTACAATAATTTACAAGAGGATGGAGTCAGAAAGGATGGTAAGCCTGGATGCTATAGCCAGTCCACTATTAAGAAATGCCATGCTATTATCTCTAGTATATTTTCAACTGCTGTTCAATGGCAGGTAGTTGAAGCCAATCCATGTGAAAGAATATCTCCCAAAAAGAAAAAAGATAAATCAAAGCGAGAGGCGGTAAAAGATGTAAAACATTTCACCCTGGAACAATCTCAAATCTTCCTAAGTATCATCAATGATGATTTTAAGATTATCCATAAAGCCCATGATAGAATTGACGATACCGGAAAAAAATATCATGTAAATGATTACATTGAAACGCATAGCATACCAACACAATTAAGAGTATTCTTTAATCTTGCCATATTTAGCGGTCTCCGGCGCGGCGAATTGATAGCCTTGGAATGGAGCGATATTGATTTTAATAACAATGTAATTAGTGTAACCAAATCAACTGCTTATTCCGGGAAGGAAACCATAACAAAGGTACCAAAGAATGAAAGTTCTGTGCGCGAGATTAATATACCTGGTTCTGTCATGGACATGCTTAAAAAATACCGTAATGAGCAAAAGGAGTTGAGACTATCTCTGGGTGATCAGTGGCAGGGTGAAAATTATATCTTCATTCAATGGAACGGAAAACAGATGAATCTTTGCACTCCATATCAGTGTTTCAAGGAAGTTATTAAACGGTACAATTTTACTATAGAAAATGTATCAGAAAAATTACCAGATATTCCACTGCACGGACTCCGGCATACATCTGCGACTTTACTGATATCTGAAAACATTGATGTAAATACAGTTTCTGCGAGACTTGGACATGCCCAGACAAGTACCACTCTAAATATCTATTCTCATGCTCTTAAGAAGAAGGATGAAAAAGCGTCTGATACTCTGGAGAATTTATTTAAGAAAAAAGCATAACATTCCTAAATCCCTGCAGTTCGTGTTCAGATTTTGATGACTATTTGATGACTATTGTTATTTAAAAAGGCTCAAATTTATTGAATGTTACAAAATTCCAATCTCACAAAACCCCCATTTATCAATGGTTTCAGCATTTTATCAGACGATGCGAAGAACATCTTTATAAATTCGTAATGCGTAGGTCGAGGGTTCGAGTCCCTTGGGGAGCTTTTTTGTTTGCCAAAACCATGTATGGCATCGTTCCCTATACACCAATTACAGTACTTCTTCTCTCCATCAGAACGGTATTCTGCCATTCTCCATTATGATCCTTAGCAATTCGTTCACGATAGCCTACCATACGAA